TAGTACCTGTCCTGCCATCATTGGCGGATTCTCCTTCTCTACCGTCGTCTACCGCTCTTTGCCTTCTTCATTTCCGCTTCCAATGCTTTGACCTTGAAGAGCGAGGACCACATGTCGAGTTCCTGGCCGGTCATTGATCGCAGCATCACCCCGACTGGCATGTGCAATTGGAGTGCTAGCTCGAAGTAGAAGCGGAGTGTTCCGCTGTTAGCGAAACTGCTCGTCTACGACCTTCTTCTCTTCCTCGGTGAAACCGGAAAGACGGAACGCCACCTTCGTGATTTGGTCGAGAGCCTTGGCGCTCTTCTTGGCGACCATTGGAACGTCGGCGTCGGTGAAGATCGGCTCCTTGGTCTCCGGGTCACGAAGGACCAGGACAGCGACACGTGCGCTCGACTGAACGTATGCGGTTTCATCCCGCTCGCCGTCCGCATTGGTGCCGCTCATGGCGAACCGTGCTCGGGTCTCCCCGTCCATCGCCTGAATCAGAACCGTGACGCCCCATTCATCAATGGTGGTCAGTTCGCTCGGCAGGTCGTCTGCATTGAGGATGAGGTCTTTGAGAGTGTTGGACACTTGGTCACTTCCTTGTTCGTTGAGGTGTTACTTGCATTGAGGTTCGTTCGGTGGGTCTGCCGCCGGGCTGGTGTCTTCCAACCTCGGATTCCTGCGGTTGTCTCTCCGCAGTGCACCTTTGCAGATGGGTGGTGTTGCCGCAGCACTTCACGACAGACCCACCGAGCGATCAGTTCAGATCAGGGGTACACACCGGCCGTGACAGCGCCGGTGATCTGGAAGTCAGCCGAGAACGAAACCATGTCGCTCACGGAGCCGCTGATCTGGTAGTTGGTGAGGTAGCACGCACCCGTGAACTTGCGTCGGGTGGCGGTGTTGCCTTCCGGGCCGTACTCGAAGTTGCGAGCGGTCTCAAGGGCGTAGATGCCATTGAGGTAGCCATCGACCGTGAGGTCGAACATGCCGGACACATTGAAGGTCGCACCGGGGATGCCGATGACGAACGTCTTGTATGCCGACAGGAACGCCGTGGTCTCCGGCGTGTCGATCTGGCGAGGCATTGAAACCTCACGCAGCACGTCCGAGATGTCTCGCAGGGTTCCAGCCGAGTCCTGAATGCTGAATCGGGTGTTCTTACCATGCCTGAATGTGGGCATTTCATTCTCCTTGTTCTAGGGCACTCAGGCCACGTCTGATGTCGCCGCCCTCGGGGCGAAGTAGGCGAGGAATGACAGGTTGCCGGTTCCGGTAGCGGTGATGTTGTACCGGATGAACTTGTCGATGTTGGTGGGAGCAACGACAGCGAAGTAGCCATCGACCGTGGTGGCCGGAATGGTGAACGTCGCAATGTCGATGTACGTGCCGCCAATGAGAGTCGAGTGCTGAATCTTCAGCGTGGTCGATGCGTTGACGGTGTTGTTCATGACGTGCAGGACGGCGATGCCACCGTTCTGCATCTGCACCGCAGGAGTGAGGTCAGTGGCGAAGGCCGTGTAGTCCACACCAGTGCCAGGGGATGCAGCACCGGTCAGTGCAAGCGGAGTGTCCGGGTCACGCAGGCTCAGGCCATTGAAGAAGCCATCGGTCACCTGGAACTCGGCAGTGATGCCAACGAGGTCGGAGACTGATCCCGACACCTGCACGCTGCTCTCGTAGCACGGACCGCCACGCACCAACTTGCCCGCAGTCACGCCACCATCGACGGCATAGGTGACCGGCTCGGCAGCCTCCTGTGCCATGAGATTCTGCAACACGTTGTCGATGTGCGCCTGATTGGCGGTGGTGTCGAATGCGAACATGCCTTCCGCCGACAGCGTGGCGCTCGGCAGACCGAGTACCGAGGTCTTGTACGCATCCATGAATGCCGTGGTGTCGGCAGTGTCAGACGACGACGTTGCCGTCACCGACTTGAGCATTCGAGTGAGGTCGAATCCTCCGAAGAAGACTCGAGTGTTCTTTGCGTGCCTGAAGGTGGGCATCACGCCTCCGTTTCGGTGTCAGCGTCGTCATTGGTGACGACGGGGATTACGGCGGCAGCCGGTTCAGGTGCGACATTGGTGATCGCATTGTGGAGCAGCAACCAATCAGTGTCCGCTTCGGGGAGGTCGTTAACCTCATCACCCGGCTCGACACGGTGCCACTGCCCATTGGTGTCGCAGTAGTCAAAGCCGACGAGGACGTACCACGTCTTCGGGCTTGGCTTCGGCTTGGGGGCCATCCTGTTTCTCCTCGTCTATTCAGCGTGCTTCAATGCAGCCTGCTCGGGAGTCCCGGTCACAAGGACACATCGAGGGGAGAAACAGGGCCACACATGGGCACGAAGCTCAGTTGTACGTGCTGAAGGGTACTTCAGCGGTTCTTGCGGGCGTCTAGCGTGCCACGAGGGGCCTCTGTGAGCCGTTCTGCGGGCCGATGACGCCGTGGTGGGGTCCGTGTAGGGGTGAAAGCGTCTACGGCGCTCTGAGCGGCCTGTCCGGGGAGAGTGCCGCTGTTGGTGGCCTTGCATCGTGGGCACTGGATGACCCAGGGACGAGTGACCAATCGAGCGAGCATCCTCGAACACTCCCGGCACCGTGGTTCGGTGTCAGTCGTGGTCCCCTGACTAGGCGGGGAGAATGCTGATTGAGGAATCGTCATCGTCGCCTCCCATCGTCACGAACGCCGTAGGCATCTCCGGCTGCGCATCCGCATTGAGGATGGTGTCGATGGTCATGATCTGTGCGACCATCTGCGCACGCATCGCCTGAAGGATCAATCGCTCATTGGTGGTCATGGCTGCACCGTCACTTGGAAGTTCATCGTGTAGAGGACTCTCTCTTGAGGATCACGTCCGGTCATCGTCGGCGTGTCGAGCGGCTCGAACGTACAGACCTTGCCGCCCATCACCGTGTCCACGAGCTTGCACATGAGGACGTAGACGGCTCGTGCCCGGTTGTAGCAGCCGACGACTTCCTTCGGATCGTCACGCACCATGATCTGAATGCGGGGACTCTCCAATAGCGGAGCGTTCTTGCCATTCATGGTGGCCTTCGGTTCAGTGGACATGTATTCGTTGACGACCACGACGAGGTTGGGTAGCTCGGGCGTGATGTTCAGATAGATGTCGCTACCGGCAGTCCCAATGCTGTTGGACTGAAGGTACGACGCAACATCTTCGAGGAGCATTGTCATTGAAGCCTCCTAGGCAGTGGCCGCTGCAATGATCGCAGCAGCGTCTTCGGCGACGGCACGTTCGAGAAACTTGGCCTGGCCGACCGGGTGAGTGTTGCTGAGGATTTCGTGCACGTATGGTGCGTAGCCCGCAGCAGGTCCGCCGAACTTGATGATGATGTCCTGTCCTTGCATGATGACCTCGCCAGAGCCACGAAGTGCGCCGGTAGCAACAGGCGTGTAGCTGATCGCCTTCCGCAGCGTCCGCTGAGCCTGCGTGTACATCGCCTTCATGCGCTTCTGGTCCGCCGCACTGGAAGTGAGCGAGCCAAAGCTCGCACTCACCGTGTCAATGCCGGTCATCACAATGTCGATCTTCATTGCAGGTACACAGTCTGTCCCCACGTCTGATTGAACTGGTCAACATGCGTGGAGACGGAGAGGCAGACCATGATCCGCCCATTGAAGGTGTATCGGTCCTGTGGGGTCAGATCATCGGCATCAACGTACAGGGTGCAGGTCGATCGCTCTTCCCGGTTCTCGGTCGTGCGGACGAGCTTGTCCTCGAACACCGGGTAGCACTTGTACGTGCCCTTCAATGCGTAGGTGGACTTGCCGAATGCATCGAGGTCGGATTCGGAGTGCACGGTCACTTCGCTGCCCATCAAGGCGCTGATTTCGGGTGGCAATGAAGTGCTCATCGAACGTAGTCACCTCGGCTGTAGTCCACGTCGAGGTCGGTGTCGTGGATGCCCACCCGTGCGTGCGCAGGCTCGGTCGTGTCGTCCTCGGCCTGTAGCTGCTTGCCTGCCTTGTCGAACCCGGACACGTAGGGCGCAATGGCGCTCGTCTCGGAGCGGTCCTGTTCGAGCACGGCGAGCAATTCCTTGAAGCTGTCCTTCAATCCCCGGTAGTCCACGCTGAACGGCCCCACCGTTGCACCAGAGGACAGACGGGTGTACTTGGCGATCAGACGCCGGCAGATTGTGATGGCGGCAGGGTGTGGCTGATCCGCCTTCTCCTCCAATACTGCATCAATCTCTTCGTTGGTGACTGCCCACGGCGCTTGCGTGTCACCAATCATGAATCGAACCTTGTCTCGTGTCGAAGTCAGGTTCCCGTCGTAGCTGCTGCTCATCATTTCCTCCTGTAAACGCAGAAGACCCACCGAGAGCGTATCTCGGTGGGTCTCCTACGTGTGTCTTGTCAGCTTCAGTCGGCTGCGTCGTCTGCCTCAAGCAGAGCGATCAGTTCCGCCTTCGTGTCATTGGAGTGGTATGCGATTTCTCGCACGTCCAGTTCCTCTGCCAACTGTGCCTTCGTCCACTCGGTGTACGGAGGAATCTCCACGTCGCCTTCGCCTTCGCCATTGGCGTCAGCGTCGGCAGGTGCCGGACCCGGCTCGTCGGCCTCGGGGGAGGGAGCCTCGGGTTCCGGGTCCGGCTGGGCTGCCACCCATTCGATGAACACGCTGGCGTGCTCGTCGTCAATGAAGCGACGAGTGTGACCTTCGTGCTCAATGTCAACCGTCTCAACATCGGCAGGCACCTTGGCAGCGGCGCTGCTCTCCACGAGGATGTCCATGTTGCGCAGGCCCGACCCATCGAGGACTTCTCCACGGAAGCGGAGCAGACCGTCAATGGTGCGGTTGCCGTAGCAGACGTACAACTCGGAAGTGAGAGCGGGGAACGGAGTGTCAGACATTGGTGTCTCCGATCAGGCCACTGCGCCAGCGAAGAAGTACCCGAGATCCTTGGCGACGACCTTGTTGGTCCACGCCATCTGGCTCTCGATGCGCTCCGAGCGAAGCTCCGGCATACGGAAGCGGCTGATGCCGACCGTTGCGCCCATGCCGTCGGAGACACCCCGCCAACCGAAGCGGTAGCCCGCAGACGGCTGAAGAAGCGACGGCGACGGGTTCACGTACATGAGGAGGGCGTGCTTGCCGTGGACGAAGCTGAAGCTGTCCGTGCCACCGCCGGTGCCATTGACGGCAGCGCCCGCAGCATTGCGGTTGCCCGTGTTCACGATCGAACGGGCGACCACCACTCGGTCAACATCGAAGAACCGAGCGAGGATGTCCACGGTGATGTTCTCACTCGTGGTGTACTTCAGTCGGTTGTAGATGGCCGGGTGCTGCTTGAGGTAGCGGAACACCTGATACCCGAGGACGAGGGTATTGGGGAGGAAGCCGGTGGTGGAGAGCATCGTCTCCTTGGCAAGCTCCATGTCCTCGACCGGGGTAGAGGTGGCGTCGTTCCAGCGAAGGAACTGACCGCCGGTCGGACCGCTGTTGACGCCAGTCGCATCCGTCGCCCACACGCCCGTCTTGAAGCAGGTGGCTGCCCAATCCCGCTCCTGACGCATGAGCATCCGATTGGTGACGAACTCCACGGCATCCCGGTCGGGGTTGAGCGGGTTGTCGTAGTTGGCTCGGGTCTGGTCGTCAATGTCCTTGTGGAACGCATACACCTTGGCGGTGTACGTGTCCGTGCCGATGCGGTAGCCGGAACCCTGCGACTCAGTACCGGGTGCACGCACGTCGGCCTCGTCACGGAACCAGTCACCCTTGTCGTACACGTAGTACAGGTCCGACATCTTGTCCACCGGGATTTCGGGGAAGAGGTCATTGGCGATGAAGTTGCTCTGCGTCTGACGGTAGGCCACCGACATCTGCGTGAGAACCGCATCAACATGCACGTCACGAACTGTGGGCGTAGGCATGTGTCATTCTCCTTTCTTGTTGGTCGGCGTCAGACGACGCAGTTGATGATTGCAGTGACGAGTTCATCGACCGCACCGGCCGAGAGGATGCGACCCTGATAGGTCGTGCCCGCCTGTGCGGCGTCATTGGTGGCCTTGCCGGTCGCACCGACCGACAGCATGTCACCGGCTGCGACGGTCTCACCCGCAACAACCTCGGTGACGCCAATGGCGATGATTTCGCAGGCTTCGCCTGCCTTGGGCTTGTTCAGGAGGACGCCGATCGGACGGTCGGTGACCGCATTGACGACGTTGACGGTGGTGGTGCCACCGACAATCTCCACGAACTTGTACTGGTGGCTCGTGAGGTCCGCAGCGGCCGTGAGACCGGGAACCTTCAGAACCTGGGGACCATTGAGTGCGCTCATTGGTGTCAGACTCCCTTGTTGACGTTGGCTCGGTGCTCGTTGTAGAGCGACGGGTCAGCAGCCACCACGAGAGCGACTGCGGTGTTGAAGTCCTTGGCCTCGCCCTTGGCAATCAGTGCGTTTGCACGCTTGCTGATTTCGCTGGACGAGTCATCCGACTTGGTGATGGTCTGGCTCGAACCGACTTCACCGAGGAGCTTGCCGGACTTGGCAACCTCATTGGCGCCGGTCAAGACGGTCCAGATGGTGTCATGCGTTTCCTGACCGCACTTCTCCACCACGTCCTTGAGGGCCAGGCCGAGCTTGGCGCTGTCCGCACCGAGTCCGTCGAGACCGGCAGCCTTCGCCACCATCTCGGACACGACACGGGTGTCACGCTCGCCCTTGGCGATTGCCTCCGCAGCAGCCGCACGCTGCGACGCCTCAGTGGCCTGGGTCTGGAACGACTTGACGATGGCGGCGAGCTTTGGGTCTGCACTCTTCAGGAGGTCATCCACGTCGTCCGTTCCTTCGTCATTGGAGCCGTCATCCGACCCCTCAGTCGCCTCTTCGAGAGCACTTGCCGTCTTCTCCAAGGTCTCGGCGAGTTCAATGTTCTCGCCCTCAAGACCTTCGATGTACGCAAGAACCTCGGGAGACAGACCGCTCTTGTCGATTTCTGTCTTCGTTGCCACTCGCTTCCTCCTTCGGGATTTGTTACTGGCTTGATTGATGATAGTTGAGAGAAGGTGAAGACCTGTATTGCTACTTGCGCTTGGCCCGTGCGATTGCAACCTTGGCCCGAATGATGGCCGGTCGCTGAGACTTGCGGACGGTCTTCATTGACGTCTCATTGACGTACCCGCAGTCTGCACATGCCTCGCCCTTTGCCAACCCGGAGTGGTCACACCGGGCCTTCCGCTTGGCGCTCTTGAACAGAACCACGTCGGCTTCCTGATTGGCGGCAAGAGCGACGAGCGAAACCTCGTCGTACTCCATGTCCGAGAGGTTAGTGGTCGGCTTGCTCATCGGGTCTTCCTTTCACCGGCACTGGTCGCCTTGCGTGCCCGAGAGAGTACTGCCTGCACCCGATCCTGGTCGTAGTTGCCCTTCTTGACGTAGGTGGTCTTCGACCGGACTTCGACCGGATCACTGATGGTGCACACACCGTCCTTGTCGCAACTCCAATCGGCCTTGTAGTAGGTGGACTTACCACCTTGCTCGACCGAATAGACGACCCAGGAGGAAGACATGTCCGAGATGTAGGTCCACGTGCTGTAGCCCGGCAGCGGCGACGTGGGGTACATGATCTTCAATGCGTTGTTGACTATCTCCCGCATGTCATTGAAGGACATCTCGTCCGCCTTCTTCTTGATCGGCGTGCGCTTGCCTCGACCGTGGACCGAGAAGCCGGTGTACTTGCCCTCCTTCATTCCCTTCATCACGTCCTTGTCGGTGATCTTGAAGCCGACCCACCAACCTCGGGGGAAGTCATCCGGCAGACCCAACGCTTCGATCTTCTCATCGGTGAACGCCATGGATTCGATGAGGGTCGAGACGCCCTTGCGCACGTGCTCTTCACCACCGACCCGGCTGGACATGGTGAAGTCGTATGCGGCCTTCTCCATCTCCCAATCAGACTCAATGACATCACCCTGACGATCGACAACGGTCTTACCGTCCTTCTTGATGACTGAGGCCCATCCGAAGACAAGACCCTTCTTCTCATCGGTCTTGGCGATTTCAATGTCGGCGTCCATTGACTTGCCGAACGTCTCGCCGTCGTACTCGTCTTCGTCCATATCGTCCTCTTCCGGGTCTTCGCTCGTCCAGTTGTCTTCTTCGTACACAACGTCGGCTTGCCAATCGACCTTGCTCAACTCCGCAATGATTTGCTCATCGCTCATGCTTGCCTTGATGGTCATGCGATCCCACTTTCCCAATCAGCGAACACCTTGCCGCTGATGTAGCTATTGAGCGTAGTGCTCGGTGTGTCTCCAATGATCAGGCCGACTTCAGCGCCGACCTTCTTGCGTGCTGCTTCGAGTTCCTTCAACGTCTTCGGCTTGGGCATCGAGGCTACGACACGAGCCGCCTCGACGTTTGCCTTCAATGTGCGGAAGTCATGGTTCTTGAAGTCACCGGCGACAGTCTTCGTGTAGTTGGTCACCGATGAGTGATTGACGGTGGTCGTATTAAAGAACGGGGTAGTGCCTGCCTTGCCTGCTGATGCGTTCTTCAGACCTCGGATTGCATCGACCAGTTCTTTCGGCCCCTTCACGGTCACATCGAGGGACATGCCGCTCTTGCCGGTGAACTTCAATCGTGCGCCCTTGGTGGTCATGGTGACGTGACGGGCTTGCAGGTTGGTGATACCGAACGTGCTCTCGACAGTGACCTCGCCGGTTGCCTTGTTGCGCTTGACCGACTTGCCACCTTCAGCTTGCGATCCAATACGCATACCTGTCTGGCGGATGATGCCCAGGGCGATAGCTCTCTGGTCCCCGCTCTTGATGGCAGCACTGAGCTTCTTGTCGATCTTCGGAAGCTCCTTGGCAAGCGACGCCACTCGGTCGAACTTCTCTGCGTCGGCCTTGACCTTGTGGGCCTTCGGCTGAATGGTCTGAATCTTGCCATTGGCGGCGGCACCCTGAGCGAGTGTCGCTGCACCACGTGCGCCAATACGGCCGGACGAACTCTTTGCCACCCACACGTCACGCCATGCCGGAGGAATCGCATACCTGTTGCCGTCCGCATCCACAATGCCATTGCGGCGCTCTTCATGAGTGGCAGGGCGCATGTCCTTGTAGCTGCGACCACCATCGCCGTCCTGCTTGCCGGGATCGGGCCACGTGAACTTGTCGGGTCCGGCTGCCTTCGGCTTCGGGGGTGCAGGCTTGGTCTGCACCGGAGGGCGTCCCCTCGTCTCGGTTGCGAACTTCATTGCGGCAGTGTGATCGAGGTGCGCAGGTGCCTTCATATACCGCTTGTATTGGGCGTCACTGAGCCCTTCTACGTCACGGTCCTTCTGAGCCTGAGTCAGCTTCTTGCCGCCGGTACCACCACCCGTGGCGTTGCGCAGACCGTCCATTGCGTTTACTCGCATTGGAGCACCGGCAGTGCGACCACCCGGCCCGCTTGCGAACAGACCACGACGGTCGTGATACGGATTGAACTTCGACAAGACCTCGTAAGCCTTGCTTAGTGCATCTGACTCGAACACATTGGTTCCTTTCTTGATGAAGGTGTCGTGTCTTGCATCCCACACTGCATTGCCGAGTTTCCACGCCTGACTTGATGTGTACGGACCATGCACAGTCACATGCTTGGCAGCGACCAAATCAGCCGTGTGGTACCTAAGTGATCCGGGACTGAGTGGTTCTGCACCAATTACCTTGCGTGGTACAGAGACGAGATACCACTTTCCACGACTACGGACATAATCGCCTTCAGGGTAGTCACCAAAGAACACCTTGCCCCCCTGATTGCGTGCATTGGAGGTGCGGGCTTGGAGCTTTCCATTGGTCTTGAGTGACTCGTGCTCCTTCTCATTGATCCACCGGAACACATGAGTCTTCGCTTGCTTGATGATGTCTGCTGCACTCGGGCCACTTGCGAATCGGCCTTTCGCATCATGGTTCTTGTTGTACTTGGCGATCAGCACCCTTGCCTTGAGGATTGAATCTCCGGCGCTCATTCGACACCTACCACGCAGCGACAGTTGGGGTGCATTGGGGGTGTGACAGCGAGGCCATTGAGGGACCATGCGCTACCCACAGGAACGGTCGTTCCATCGAGAGAAGAGCACTTCGAGCAGCACCCCGGAGCGGCGATCCACACCATCTTGGCGGATTCGTCCAACAGACCGGCGCTACGGGCCGCTGAGAGGGCCGTCATTTGCCCGTAGGCGAGCGCAGCCTGTGTTTCGGTCCTTGCGATGGTCTTTGCCCGTTGCGACGCTGCACGGCGCACGTAGTCGGTCGTCTGTGTCGCCACACGACCCGGCTTGACTTCGAGGGCGCTGATTCCGTTGCGGTAATTCAATGCAGCACGTGCGAAGCGGGGATCGACAGCGAGGACTTCTTTGATGTGGGCTGCAAGCTCACGGGGCGGAATGCCGTCGGTGATGGCACCGGACAGAAACGTGTTGATCGCTTCACGTGACGCATTGGTGATATTGGAGACACGCTCTGCTGAGAACCTGTCTGCCCATTCACCGGCAATCTTCACCTTGTCGATGCCGAGCAGTGAACCTTGGAGGTTGAGACCCTTGAGCTGAATCACATTGAGGCCAGAACGCAGAGAAGGAGGCATTGCCTCCATGACTGTTCCCGCTTGCGTTGCGAACGTCGGTGCGCTGATCTTGCCCGATGCCAATTCACGCATCGCCTTGACCATGCCGGGGTCTGTCTGCCACGCACGCACAGTACGTGTCCAATTGCTCTTGAACCGAGGCTCTAGCTCATCGGCTGCTGCATTGAAGGTGCGGAGGTACTCACTCCTTCTCTTGCTCTGCGTCGATGTCTTCGCCATCGTCTTCACCCTCCTCCAATGGCTTCGGTTCCGGCTTTTCTTCCTTCGGTGGCATCTTCGCTTCGGCCACTTCGGCTTCGTCCGACATGGGCAGGTTCATGCGCTCGTAAAGACGCTCTTGCAGTTCCTCATTCGGGAAGACAGGCATACCCATACCCGACAGCGTGGACAGTGCCTGCACCACCTCGGCGAGCGGCTGCTCTTCAATGTCACCAAACTTGATCTGCGGCATGTTCTCGACCGACATGCCGTTGAGCTTGAGCAGACGAGGAACGGCATGGGTATTGAGGGTTGCTGCGATTGATTGGAGCCACGCACCCAATGCCACGGCGAACAGGTCTGTCTTGTCAGCCGACAGTGCGAACGATCCGGTAGCAGTTGAACCCAGGAGGATAAAGTCTGCCAACACCGTCATGGCGATGTTGCGGTTATAGCGATCAATGATCCCGCCGGTATCGAATGAGCGACTACCACCCGACGACACGAGTTCGAGCTTGATGAGTTGTGCGCCGGTCTGCGGATCATGCACCGTCGGCAGGATCGCACCTTCCTGCTCGTCACGCCGGATGTTGCGGATCATCTTCTGGTATTCCGCATACGCCGCCTTCATCTCGGGCGTTGCATCCGCTGCCATGTAGCGAGGGTCCATGTACAGAACCGGGAAACCTGCGAGGTCACGCTCGACACCAATGGCTTCGATTTCCTCAATGCGCTTCTTGAAGTACCACGGCCGGTACGCATTGCGGAGCACAGAGCGACCCTCGGGGTTGCCCTTGTTGGTGGACGTGCGGAACAGCAGGCTCTTCTCAATGGGGATGAACACCGGCTGATGGGTAGGCGGCGCAACCTGCGTCATGCCATTGATACCACCGGACTTATCGAAGTCCCACATGAGCAACGAGTCCTGCGACCGGATAGCGAACTTGCGCCATCCGATCTTGCCATCGGTGAAGTTGCTCTTTGAGCCGTCTGTCTGCGGACCCTGCCGCTTCTTGTAAACAATCTCGAAGTAGCTCCAACCGAACGGAAGCATGGTGACCACTTCGCTGATGAAGTCCGGCCACGAATGCGACATGTCGTCCATGCACTCTTTGAGGAAGACAGTGCGCTCGTCGTCTTCATTGGCGTCCTTCGGAGGATCGACGTACCAATCGACCTGACGGATCAGCTTGTCGATGGCGAACAGGATCGCACCGACGACAGGATCGTTGTCGGTCATCTCTCGGTAGACCTTGACCGCACGGTCCCCTCGAAGTGCGGTGAGGAACTCTTCAATGACGAAGCCACCGCTGCGCTTCAATCCGGTCAAGCCGAGTTCCTCGACGGGGCTGACCTTCTTATTGTTCTCCTGCGGCGTATCCATACGGTACGGCTCCCTGGTTAGACGTTCAGATCGTGAGTCTAGGCGTCACGCCACGGCGACCCGGTAGGACGGGTTACCAGACCAGGTGTCACAACTGGGATACGTCGGTTGCGGATCGTCCAACAGAGGGCGTCAGCCACGAATGAGTCCGGGGCATGGCCGCTGCCATACAGGTCATCCCACGTGACGTACTTGTGCTCGGCATAGCAGTATTCGATCTTGGGTCCGAGGACTTCTCGGTTCTCAATGGCGGCGATGTAGTCATTGAACATCGACTCACGAGGACGACCGGCCATGATCATTGGGGTGACAAGCATTCGGTCGTAGGTCAGGAAGTCATCGACCACGTTGCCGATGCCGGTTGCGTCGTGGACGAGCAAGCCCTTGTACTTGGCGAGCCTCTTCTCCACGTCACGGATCATGGCGGGCCACGGCTTGCGTCCGGTGCGGAGCCAGGCAACACGACGCCATGGGGTGCAGTCTGTCCGCCACGTGCTGACGATCGTCCAGTCGCTTTCCTTTGCCCAGTCCACCCCGGTCACGTACTGCGCTCCCTGTTCGGGCTGCGAGAACTCCAATGACACATCTTCGGTGCCGGGGTACACGCCAAGCGTGTCGTCGAACATGAACTCCACGAACTCGGTCTGAATCGCACGGCCGGTGATCGACGGCTCTTGGAGGTCGTACTCGGTGTCCCACATGTGCTTGGGGATTTCGGCCTTCTTGCGATCCACCAATGACTGCGTGAGCCAACCGGGGTGTTCCTTTGTGCCCATTGATTCCCGGTAGCACCATTCGTGGGTAGACCACCCTTGGAGCTTGGCTCGCTTGAGCATCTCGGTCATGGTCTTGTCCGGGTATTGGTGCGTCGATGACATGACGGTCTGCGTCTCGACCATCTTGCCGAGCATCTCTCGGTCCATTGGCTGACCTTGTGCAGCTTCAAGGATCGAAAGGTCCATCTCGTCAATCTCATCGAGGCGTAGGCGCTGCGGGTGGGGACCACGTGCACTGCGCTGAGAAGCGGTGAGGGATCGAATCCATGCTCCGTTGTTCAGGCGGGTCATGTACATGGTGGAACTGTTCAGCAGGTGTGCTGGTGCCAGAGGCGATTCCCATGCCTCCCGCTGCACCTCCAATACTCGCTGAGACTGAGCAGCCGATCCGCCGAGGATGGTGATGTGTGCGCCGAGCGTCACGGCTTCGGTAGCGCACAAGGTGGCGAGCAATTGGCTCTTGCCTCCGAGGCCACGACTCGCTTTCCACACGCTTACTGGCGTGCGGGCAAAGTATGCCTCACAGAATGCAGCGAATGGATTGGAGTGGCCGGGGCACACACTGACACGGGGAATGTGAATGCCCCACACCGCCCATACGAACGCATGTAGCTCATCGTCCGTTTGTGGCATCCGTCCAATCTTCAACGGCGGCATGGGGCACTCACTCCAATTGGTCTAGGTGGCAGGGCTCACATGGTAGCAGTGCGAGCCTCTTCGCAAAGACCGTGCAGCAGCGGCATGATCGACTTGGCCTCCAACAAGCCGCACCACGCATTGACAGCCGCATTGGCGGCGAACTTCTGAAGGAAGTCGTCCGACTCTTCGGCGTGCTCGATCATGGAGCCGACGAAGAAGTGCATGATTTCCCGAATGAACATGATCGTGATGATCGCATCCTTGACGGTCACGCCTTCCTTGAGCAGTTGCTGCACGTTGCTGAGGATGGCGATGCGTGTCTCCGACGAGTATTCACGGAACGCTTCGACACCACTCTGCACTTGCTCTTCGTATTCTTCGTCAGTCATTGGATCACCGTCCGGGGATGAGGAGTCCGCCCGGCACGCTGTTCGGGTCGGGCAGCAGGGCACGCTGACGAACATCATTGAGGGCTTTGGCGAAGAAGTCACCGAGCAACGTCTGGAAGTTGTACTGCATCTGCGAATCGGTCATGATGCCACTGTCAGTCAAGAGCTTGATGATGCTGTTGATCTTCAGTTCAAGCGTCAATGCCGGATTGAAGTTGACGCCGAACGACTGAATGATCGTCTCTTGCTCCTGATTCTTTCGGGTCAGTGCAGCGATTTCAGCGTGCAGCTCTTCTTCGGTTGCGGTGAGGTAATTGAAAGTTGTCATGCCTACACAGTACGCAATCGTCACAAAGGTTTGTACGCCGCCACTGCACCAGGAGGTAGCTCGAACACAGATGCGTCGTTGAAGTCTGTGTTTCCGGTGGCCCCGGCTGTTGCTGCGACCTTGCTGTAGCCCCACACGTTCGTCGTCGTGGCAACCTGCGTCCATCCGCTCGGACTAGTAGCTGGTGACGGAGTGAAGAACAGGCCGTATCCACCAATGAGCAGGCAGTTGTCAACCGTCGTGGTGACAGTCGGCAAGCGACGACTCAATGAGTACGCCACCGTCTCGAACTTGGCCGACACATCAATACCGGACGTGTCTTTGACCGCAATGGCAATGGCCGAATAGAACTGACTCGAAGAAACGTTGACCGAGAACGACGAACCTTCTGATCCATCAATGGTGCGATCGAGGATGTCGAAGTAGTTGTAGTCGGTCGCATCTGTAGCCACCGCTGTCTGACGCACAGTGAAGCCGGTGCAGCTAACTGCAATGCCACTACCTCCGGCACTGCGTCGGGTCAGGATGGAAACAACGTCGCCATTGACCACGCCTGTCGGCTTGGTGACCGAGAGAGTCGTCCCGCTGACTTCGGCAGCGACAGTAAACGAACGCACCGACGGAACAACCGGCGGCATGTACGAACGAAAGCCCCACCAATGCAGATTTGACATTGGAGTAGCAGGCGGGACAGTCTCAATCCACCAATAGTCCTGACTGAGCTTGTTGGCGTTCTGTGCTGACGCACCGTAGTCAGTGGCCGATACCGCTCCCTGTACGAGCGGGTTGAATCGCTGCGTTGGACGTGGCGACGAAACACTGTTGGGCGAGCGACGACGTGTGAATCGCCCTTCATTGGGTCTCTTGCCGGTAGCCATGTGCTACCTCAGCCTTGCGCCAAGATCATCTCAAGCTGAACAGGACCACTGGACGTGGACGCAGCCTGCGAGCCGATCATCAGTGCTGCGTCATTGGAGATGATCGGCATACCGAGGTCGAATGCGTCGTACTTGAATCCTACGTTGGCAACGACCGGGATCGAAGCGATACGGCGCATGATGCAGATGGCGGCAGTACCCGAGGTCATCGACACCGACAGAGTGAGCGACTGCACAGAGCGCACACCAAGATCGCCTGCCTGCAACGGGAACTGATACATCGAGCCGATGATCGAGGCTGCTGCATAGCCGAGCGTGCCGGTAGTACGCCCTGCGGTGCCTGCTTCATTGGTGTAGCTCAGCACAGGGGTAGCTGCACCCGCACCGAGTGTCGCCAATGTCAAGAACCACGCTTCGGTTCCGACGCCGGTCGAATCGGGACGAGTCAATGCAGCGGGAGAGGTCGTGTTCTGTGCAGTGGTAGTGGTGACGGCCCAACCCGAACCGCCCGATCCCCAACGCCACACGTTGTCCCAAATGACGAGCATCCCTGACACGGCAGAGATGCCCGACACACCTGCGAGGTAGGTGTTGCCTGAGACGGGGTTGGTGAAGGTATGGAAGCCTGTATCGCTGTCTACCGGCACAACGCCTGCTGCGGCCTGTCCGAGCGTCGTAGAGCCTGCTCCTGGCTGTCCTGCGCCCGACCACAGTGCACACATACGGCCGGACACTGCGGTGACGTTGGCCTTGACCTGAATGAGACGTTGTGCGCCGCCGAGTGCAGCGACGAGTCCGTCCTGAGTGGTGATTGCCACTGAAGTTCCCCCTAGTAGTAGAAGATTTGGATGGATGCATTGGCTCCTGCGATTGTGGAGCCGATCTGGTCTACATCGACTGTCATGTAGTCGCCAGAAGCAAAGGTAACTACGTCCGGCGTCGAGGTCAGGTCTGTAAACGCTGAGGCCGAGATTGCGGGACGGTTGCCTTGAGTGGTGAAGATCGTGGTGCCGTTCTTGTTCACGTCGAAGATGGCAGAAGCCCCGGTAGGTGCTGTCCCTACCGAGGCTGCCACATTGGTGATCGTGACGGTGCGATTGAAGTACCAACGAGAGGTACCCGCACCAACAGTCAGCGTGCCTGCGATGCTGAAGGTTTCGCAGAACGGCGCCACGCCCCTCACCGTCAATGAGGTGAGATGGTCACGAGGCATTGGTCACCCGACGATTGCGTAGCGGTACTGGTTGGAAGTCGGTGCAACGGAGAACGTGACCGTCACCGTGTTGGTGTTGGTGAGCACGATGTCGCAGTCAACGACGGCATAGGACGTGGCGTCGTAAATCTGGCAGATCACGTCACGGTTGCCGAGGTTGTGCGTCAATGCGATCGAGGTGCTCGATCCATCGCCCAACGTACCAGTCTTCCACCGAGCGACGAGCGTGGTATCGACCGCCACCGAGTCAGCCGCAACGGTGATGCCCGTACCCGCACCAACATTGAAGTCGTTGGTGGAGAGGGTCAGACCGTTACCGGCGGTGTAGGTAGCACCACCACCGAACTGCGCCCACGTGATGCCGGTCGTACCAACAGTGATTGCAACGTCAGTCGTCATGATCCACTGCGTGGAGGCATTGACAGTGCCCTCTTCGACCATGACTGCCGCACCCTGAAGCTCAGGGTCGCTGTCAGCATCAGTTGCACGAACCGGAGCGCCTGAAGCCTGAACGATGTAGATGCCGTTCTCGGCCGCAGCAGACTGGTTCTTGAGCAGGATGCGATCATTGGTGGCAAGGACTACACCATCAATGGTCTGACCATTGGCGAACGCAGTAGCGAGAGTGCCGGTAGCAGTGGTGGCTGCACGCACCGCCTCCTTCCACGACAGACCGGCGACAGTGACATCGACGTAGTTCTTCGTCGCCGCATCTTGTGGGTTGGTCGGATCGAGAACGTTCGTGAGCTTGCGGCTGTTGAAGCTCACGTCAGCAGTCGGCACCGCCATCTGATCGAGACGGCTCAGGCGAACCTGTGTGTCGAAGTCGCTGATGGTCGATGCGGTCTGCGTGCCGGTGTGGTTGCCACGAGCGAGAGGGTTGGTCGTCAATGCAGAGTTGGCGACCGAACCTGCCGCAAGGTCACCACCCCCGGTGACGACGGTGAGGCTCGCAGCATCGGTACGGAACCGCAGGCGCTTGGCCGTCGAGTCGTACCAATACTGACCCTCCACCGGAGAACCTGGTGCACCCGCAATGATGTGGGCCAACACATTCTGGATTTGCAGGCTCGACATGTCGAGCGGTGTGAGGAACTTGCGTGACATCTGTGTCTCCTTAGCTCAGGTAAGCCTTGCCACCCGTGATATAAGCGAAGGTTACTTGGATGACGTTGGCCGAGATGTACTCCACGTCTCCGTCGATCTGCTGTCCCGACGAATCGACAGTGGTCACATTGGGGTAGCCACCGAGGTTATGAGTGATCGTCCACACCGTTGTAGCAATGGGCTGATCATGGGCGTAGTTGAAGCCTGCACCGGCTAGTCCTTGCGGGCCTTGAGTGCCGAGACTTACTTGTCCGACGACTCCACCATTGGGGATCGTGGCATTGACAGTGGTGTCGGTGATGGTGACGTTGATGTCGGGCATGTCGCTCTCTCTTCAGTGTGTGCGGTTGTGGTGTCCCACGGTGGACCGTCGCATCCGTTCTCTCCATAGACGCAGACTCCATCCCAGGAACGATGACAGTGGGGGCATTGATCGTGCTTCATTTCAGTCCCACGTCGGGGTGGCGATCCTCTGGAAGATTCCTCGGAAGTAGGTGCGTGTGTACCCGCCCTTGGTGATGCGGATGCTGTAGTACCACGAGCCTGCCCCGAACCCATTGAGGTCAGCGGACATCTTCTCGATGATCAGTCGTCCATTGACGGCAATGTCGGTCGTGAATGCGAACTTCATCGCCGGGTTCGGAGTGCGGAGGTTGTCAACACACTCGGCGAGCACAGTCGCCCCGGTCCAATCGTAGGGCGTGACAACATCATTGATGGTCTCGGTGATGTTGAGTTGCTGTCGGAAGTCATCGTCGTAGGGGATGCCTAGGAAGTTGATGACCTGTGGTTCGAGCTTGATGTCAATGTCTGCCATGACCGGGGATCATAACGCACAAAGCCCGCCCCCTCCCGAGCTTGGGACTCAGGAAGGGACGGGCTGCCCTGTGCCGACCCCGGCGACGGAGCGATATCGCCGGAACGCAACGCACTCACTCTATGTGCCCCACCCCCGGAGCGCAACACACGCACAACCGCAGGACGCAGTGCGCTCACCGTTGCCGATACTCATTGGGGCATGAGGTCAGCTCGCTTACAGGGGTGGGGCGAGGCGCACTATAGCGGCAGGTCGTTGGCGAACCGGAACATGCGGCACTTGCGACAGGTCACTACAACGTCGTCTGAGACACGAGAAGCCTTCATGCCCGGCAACCGGACCCCGCAGGCTGTTTCGTCCCTTAGATCGGCTTGTGGGTACCGCTGAAGCGTTGCCACGTTGTGCACTGTGCCCGTATCGGTGGCGATTGCCTTGTACCACTCGATCACATCGGGCAGATCACCCCGCTTCATTGGAGCCGACGATCAGTTGTGCTGCACGTTCCGGGTGGTCGATGACCCAAGCTCCAATCACCGCCATCGTTGTGTTCATGGCAATGGTAAACGTCTTCTGCACGACGAACATGCGGAACCCAACGTCATCGACCGGAATGTCATCCATGACTGCGTGGAGGTGCTCGTTGTCGGAGAGCTTGAACGCAGTAGTCGCCATGTCATTCATGCTGGTGAACTCGTGGACACACAACTGGATGCCACAGACGAACAGGATTGCTGTCTCCCAGGAAGAGAACGGGGACTCATCCATCATCGTCTCGCAGGCTCTGATGTAGTCCGGGTTCTTCTGCTGCTCTAGCGCATTGGCGACCAACGGACTGAACGCCTTGATCAGTTCCTCGAATGACTCGATCGCCTTCGTCTTCACACGGTTGCCTTCAGGAAGGATCATCGAACTGGTCCTTCCATCGAGCGGCGTATGCCTCCCATTCAGGATCGGTGCGATCCATTCGGGTCTGTCGCTTCGACTGACTTGCCGGGTGCTTGCCCATCATCTGTCGAGGGCTGTGGTTGCTCTCCAATCGGCACAGGGGACAGGTCAGGTACTCGATCAGTGCGTAGAGCCACGCTAGCGACCATGCGATCACTAGCACCTTCAATACCTTCTTCATTGCCACTCCCTTCAGAGGCTTCTTGCGTGTCGTCGGTCTTCGTCGTACATAGCGGCTTGCGCACGCCGTCTGCGGAGTCGCTTCAGTTGCTTCTCACTGAGGCCACCCCACGATCCCCATTCCTTGTACTTGATGCCATGCTCTAGGCACTCGGCTTTCACCGGGCACCCGCCACAGATCGACTTCAATACCTTGCTGTTGTCGCCCTTGTCGGGGAAGAACACTGAGGGCGACAGTCCCCGGCACTCTGCCTTGTCCTGCCACGACAGGTCTTCGTCGGGATCGAACGAGAACAGAATTGCATGTGCAGCCATCATCCACGCTCCGTTGAGGTCTTGCGGTCATTGCGCTTTGGCTTTGGATCACCGGCCGACAGGATCGTCTGTGCGATTGGTGGATGACGTTTCGCATGTGCTTCAGCGAGTGGCTTGGTCAGGTAGGTCAGATGAATCCGGCCTAGGTCGTCTGCCGATGCTTCAATGCGCATGTCCAATAGCCCGTCAATGGGCAGGCCAAGCGTCTCTTCGAGGTACTCGATCAGTTCGTCATGCATCCCTTTGCTCAAGGTCTTCGAGCCTCCTACTTGGAACGTCAATGTCGTCGGGGTTGAATTGGGGATGATGCCACCGCTTGCTGCTGCGGTGTAGGTATTGAGGTTCCCGGTCGGATTGACGACGATGTTGTTGGTGTTGGGGACGACAGTGTTCTTTGGATCAGCGGCGAGTAGAGCCTCCTTCGACATCTTGTCCCACTGCTCATTGGTGTAGGTCATCGTCTGTCCCTGGTCGTCGGTGAACACAATCGGGCCTTCAATGTGTGGTGTTAGGTCAACGCCATTGAACTCGACCTTGGTCGCAACCTTGTGTGCCATCACTTCACCGTCGTGTACTGAGTGATGATGCTGATTGGAGTCTGCTTGCGCCGATTGAACTTCATCCGGTACTTCAGGTTGACGCCCATGACTTCGATCGTCAACTCCGTCCATCGGTTCTCTCCACGCATGTAGTGACGGACCTGTCGCAGCGTGCCGGACACTCGATCATCTTCGTTGAGAGTCAGGATGACAGACGACCCGAGGTTTCGACTTCCGAGGTCGTGAACAAACAAGGTGATCCCGTCCATCAGTCCTCCTTCAATACTGGGCGGTTGCGATGTTCGGTGAGCGTCGGCACGTTCGGCACCGGGTCCCACAACTTCTTCTTCGTAGCAGGGATGATCTTCTCCAACGAAGATCGAGCGACAAGCACGTTCTCGTGCTCAACAAACTCCATGAATCGTGATGCGATGTCTTCGGCGTGCTGATCACTGCCTGCATCGAAGACGATTGTCAGTGTGTAGTCGGCCATCAGAGCACCTCCACCATCTCAACCCATCCGCCATTGTTGAATGCACGTGACCACATGTGCACATTGCGAATCGGCTGAGTGCGATCGTCGGCCCACTTCTTCAATCCGTGGTACTGCTCGAAGATGCCTGCCGGATCGAGGTCGGTACTGAACCGCTCACGGGTGTTCCATCGGAACATGGAGTTCCAATCGCATTCGGGATCATCAAACCCCTTGCCGGTCGCTTCCCATCGTGCGGCCTGCTGACTGTCTGCTGCATCGAACGTCAGTCGATACTCAGTGGTCGGGGTGAGCGACTCACCATCGTCAATGATGTCGGTCATGATCACACTTCCTTCGTCTGGTCATCGAACAGAGGCTCGGTGCGGTAGG